CCTGTTGCAGCTGCAAGGGTTGTGGTTGCTGCATCTGCTGCCATGACAAGTTTTTTGGTTGTTTCAATAATGACTAAAGATGTTGAAGCTAAAAAGTTACTGAAAGATAAGAACTGATCTTTCATAGCATCAATCCTAGCTCTTGTTGCTTGATCTCCTGCTTTTAATTGAGATTGCATTTTTTTGGCCATTCCAACAATGTTTGTTGAAAAGAAAACCGAAGCTTTTCCAAGTTCCGATGCCATGTTGCGAGCACCAGATAAAGATTTTTCATATTCTTTGGATTCTTTTGTAAGCTTTTCGCTTTCCTCTCTGGCTTTCTTAAGATTTTGAACCATTTCTTCTGACAAACCTAGGCCTTTGGCATAAGAAAGATTTTGTTCATCAATTGATTTAAACTGCTTCTCAAGTTCTGCTGCAATTTCTGCTTGTGTCTTTCCTGTTTGGTCTATCGTTTTAAGAAGCGCATCTTTTATTTCTTTTTCGATTCTTAACAAATTAAGTTTCGCTTCCAGAGCTTCTTTTTCTTTTGTTGCGCTTTGCTCAAAAGTTCCTTGAATGTTATTGATTCTGGAATATTGCTCTTCGAGTTTTTCAAGTTTACTGATTTTTTCTTCTAAAGTCTTAACACTTTCTTTTTCAAGTTCAAGCGCTTCCTTTTTGTTTTCATTAGCCATTTATTTTAGTCCTTAAATGGCCATGGAAGACCTGTTCTCTCAGTGAAATCTTTTGCGGCCGCATTTGCCTTTTCCTTGGCTTCCAAGGTCTTTGGGCTATCCTTACCCTCTTCGATGTAAGAACGTAAATAATCGGCCTCTAACGTCAACGCAAGAGCATAAGATTTGACATCTTCATATTCACCTTTGATCTTAAACTTAAACTCTTCTTTTTCTTCTTCATTTAAGTTTGCAACAACCTTTGTGTCTTTACCATAAATGTACTTTAAAATGAGCTTATTCCAAGCTCCCCAAGCCTTTGCTAGCGATTCATCTAGGCGGTCTTTACGTGTCAAGTCAATGTAGATCATCTAAATCACTCCTGTTACTTTCATAAATAGTAATAAGAAATAAATGGCCCGAGCAAAGCGTTACTTACTTTACCTTCGAGCCTTTTTCATTTCTTTTGCTTCGTCCTCATATTGCTTCTGGAGTCTTTCAACAAACCAATTGCGAAGTCCAATGGGCAAGTTATAGGCTTCGATGAAACTCCATCCACCAAAATGTTTTAGAAGAAAAAATTGTTCATAAACAGCTTCTATGTACTTAGCGGTTAGGCCAAAAAAAGTCTGCTCCAAATGGAACGTCGACCTCCTCTGTGTGTCCACAATTTATGCACTTTAGGTTCTGTTTGATTTCAATGTTCGGAGTGATTAAACGATTGACCAACCTTATGTGTCTTGAATCTGCTGTTGGCTTGTTGTCGACAAACTGCTCAATAACATTTTTGTCTGAGTGACCTTCAATGGAGACAATCATTCTTTTGAACTGAGTTGTCATTAGATTCTCTGGTTCATTTGTCTTTTGGATTTTCTCAACATATTTTGCCAAGTAGTTTTCATCTTCTCCGGTCATCAAACGAAGTTGTGCTGTAAATCCGGAAAAAGGAAGTTTGATTGCATAAGTCCCATTGTCATTCAATGTGACTCCAAGTTTATGATCTAAGTCTGGTCTAATCATTGTGGGGTTCGCAAGATCAAAAACTAAACGATTCTTTGTTGAGCACTGTGGGCAACTAATGGTTCCTTCGTATTGTGATCCATAGCCGCTTGATCTAGCTGCAACAAGGATTGCGTTTTTGTCTCCGATCAAAAGACTGTTTGCTGTGATCGATTTATCAAGGATGATGTTCTCCAAGAAACGATCAATCGCAACGCCTTTCTTTAAAAGAGTTTGTGAAGTTAAGATGTCTTCATCTTTTGCTGTCATATATTTGATTTCGATTGTGTCTTGACCAAATAAAGCATGTCCTTCCGGATATCCTAATCCTCCTGATGGAAGATCAACAAACTCTGTTGGTGCAACAAAATTTAATGGATTAAATTGCGGTGTTGCTTCCGCTGGTTCCGGCTTGTGTCCTCCAAGCCTATCTTTGTTTCTACTCAATTTTCACCTCAATTAAAGTTAAATTTGTCCATCTATTCTATGGATCTAGTGGAGTAACCTGCCTCGTTGTGGTTCCTGTCCATTCATGCACTGCCTCAGCTTCTCCTGCTGGCTGAAATTGGATTTTTCCTCCCACATCCTTGGTTTCTGTAATAGGATCATTCCAAGTGTTATCGTAATCATCTAAACTTACATCACTTTCCGGATTTGTTTCTCCTCCTGTTTGTTCCATTGGGTTTGAAACAGGATTATTCTCGCCGCCTTCTTGAACAACAGCATCTGCAACGGAAGCATTTGAATCTGATCCATATTGATAATCAATGTAATCATAAGAAAATGTCATTGTTATTTCTTGAAGCCCATCTTCTTCATAAGAAAGTCTTCCAAAGTTTACATTTCTTACAAATGCGTTTTTTAACGTCCAAGTCTGGATTATCCCACCATCTGCATTGAGCTGTTGAAAAATAATGCTCGTCATTACCGATTCATCAAGAAAAGTGTCGATTCTTTGCTGGGGATTGTCTATGTTAATCTGTTGGAATCTCGGATCTTTTGCTAACCCTCCGCCAACTGACCTTCTCAGTTCTTCTTCAGGTTTTTTATATCCCATCGAGTTTAAATTTTGCAAAAGTTTATTTGCAACGGTGGCTGTGTCTACAACAGTAACTGTTACATCTTGCCACGTAACAACTCCGGGATATTTGAACTTATGGTTTCCAAGCTGATATTCGTTTACATTTACATCGTAAGTTGGTAAGTCAACAGATTTAGTCCACCACCATTGACCCACGAATGGACCAAGGGTAGTTTGAACTCTAAATCTAAAACTTTGTAGAGGCTGGAGGCTGGAGTCCGTCCAGAAAGCCATAAGTCACCTTAAACGTCAAATTGGATATTATCAGTTCCATTTTGAGGAGCGCCGCTGTTATCACAAACAGCCCAGTCATAACGGAAGGTAATGTCAATAGTTCTAAGATTGTCATCTTCATAAGAAAGATCAGAGAATGTAACAGTCTTGATGAATGGATTCTTAAGAGTCCACTTTTCGATTTCATCACCATCTGAGTTTAGGATTGTAACAACAACGTCTCCCAAAGCTTGTCCGGTTGCCTTTAACTTTGACATTGTGCTAGGAGCATTAAGATCTCCAAGGCCTTTAACTTTATATCCTGAGTTAATGATCGCTTGGTTTGTTAAAGCAACAGCGTTTGGAGAAACAGGGTCAACCAACTGAAGATTTACATCATCCCAAGTTAAACGGCCGGGATAGTAAAACTTATTATCCATAAAGTCATGAGTAGTTTCGCTTATGCTGTAAGATGGAACCTTGAAACTTCTTGCCCACCATTGAACGGAATCCGCTCCATTGTCTCCGAGTCTCGTGATTTCCACAAGAAATCTAAAATTTCTTTTAGGTTCGTTTGCTTGTTCTGTCCAAAATGCCATTACTTAAATCTCCTATTATTCATAATTAGTGGCTGATTAAAATTCTACGCCGGTCTGAGTGATAATGAAGTCAATAGCGATGAATTCAATAGCACGGGCAGGCTTCACATAAATCTGAGCGTACATTATGTTGCGATCGATCAAGTCTGGAGTTGTTGTAGTTTCATCAAGAACAAGTCTATATTCAGTGATTCCAAGTTCAGACTTAACTTCAGACAACACAGCATCTGCACGAGTCTTGAAACGATTCCAAGTTGCTTGAAGGTTTTGGTCAAACAAGATTGTGTCTGCAATGTCTCCGATTCTACGCTTCAAGTAGATCATCAATCGACGAACGTTAATGCGATCCAAAGCTGAAGGAGTTTGTTGAAGTGTCTTTTGTCCAAAGATCACAGTGTCTCCAGTAGCTGGGAATCTTGCGATTGGGTTGATGTTTGCTGAATAAAGAACATCGCGATCATCTTTTGTCAAGTGCTCAACTGTTCCAACAACAACTGGTCCACGAGAACCACCCAATCTAGAAAGGCCTCCACGGTTGAATCCAGCAGGTGCAAACCAAGGTTGAGAACTAGCTTCAGATCTTGCAATGGCTCCAATAGCTGCAACAGAAGGAGGAGCGATAAGAACTGTGTCGTTTCCACTCAAGGTGTCTCTCATTCTTACGTTTGGATAGAAAGTGCAAGCATAAGAACTGTCAATCTGACGAGTGTTCAAGTTTGTAACTGTTGTGTTGATAGAAGCGTTCTGAACAGTTCCGCCATTATCATAAGCATCACGGTAGATTCCGTTGATGTCAACAACAGATAGACAATCGCCTCTTTCTTCGGCAACATCAATTATTCGATCCAAAGCCGCACCTTCAACAAGTCCCGGCATTGCAAGAAGTTCATAGCGAATGAAGTCACGGTCACGAACCATTTCTGTAGCTTGCTCAACTGAGTATGCAGGGTAAGTGTCAGCGCCGTTATCAAGAAGATCGTTGTTGAAAGGATCTGCGTAACGAATGTCCACACCGTCTGCACCACCAAAGAATGGAGCTGCGAACTGCTTGATTTTCAATCCGTCGATCAAACCATTTGGTCCGGAAAGGCCATCGATGGCACTGATACTTCCGCTTGTATCATAAGAACCTTCTTCGAAGAAGTAATCAGTTGCAACAGAACCAGACTTGATGTCATCCAATGTGAAAACAAAAGAAGCGTTTGCTAGAGTTTCTCCCTCAGTCATGTGAGGAGCGATAGCAACACGTCCGATTGCGATGTCTCCAAAACTTGGATCGTGTGCAACTCGGTTAGTCTTGACATGTCGAAGTCCGAAAACGTTTGTAGCAGCGTAATCAGAACCGTTCTTTGTTCCAGTTGTGGTCAAGCCGAAAGTTGGCCAAGGAATAGATGCGGTCAAAGCTGTTGGCCATCCTTCAACAAACTCACCAGCGCTATTTCCAAGACCGATGGAAGAAGAACCTTCAATCCACTCGAGTCTTGCAGTAGAACTAGCAGCTTGAGTGCCAGAAAGTTCCGTAACAGTTGTTGGGTTCTTAGGTCCAACATAACCAACAGGAAGATCTGACTTATTAAGATTGGCGGCTACTTCAACACGAACGTAGTTTGAAATATTGTTGTATTGACCTTCGATGTCAAACTTCTGAGTGTCTGGGTTCCAAGTCTGACTTAGGTCACCAATTCTTTTAGAAATGTAGTTTGCATCAGTTGGATCAAGACTAAGATTTGAAAATTGCTCGATAACCTGATCACGTCTTCCACGCTTTATAATGCTCAAGGTGAAAGTAGCATGTGGCTGAAGAGATGTTGCCAACTTAAGATCAGAAACACGACAGTAGAAATTCTTTTGGAACTCTTCTCCGGCATCCAAAGAAACAAGTCGGAAAAGATATTTCTGAGCTGGTTGAACTCCAATGAACCATCCACTTTTTGATTCTGTCAACTCTTGTTGAAAATCGTCAAAAGAGTTAGAGCTATCTTTCAATGCAGCTACGAAACCGTAAACTTCACCAGCACCTTTAGTAAGGAGATCACCACGCTGAATGTTAACGTCAAAAGTTTCACCCAAGAAATAAGGAGTGTCTGTTCCGTTAGCGTAGTTCTTTGATTGGAAGAAGTTAGTTGGATCTGTGTCCAAAACTGTTCTGATGTATTGCCCACTATTATCGTTGAAGTTAATGTTATGAAGGGTCTCACCAGCTGAGCTACTGATTGCAACAGTAAATGCACAATCGGTGCCAGTGTTTTTGATCAAAGTACTCGCAGAAACTGCAGTTTCAGAAGTAGTGTTTGCAACAGTTCCGGAAAGAGCAACGGCAGCACCAGAAACATAGAAAACAGCTCCCAAAACCGCATTTGTGTCTTGAGAAGCGGATGGCATAAGGAAAAGACCATAAGCCCCAGCGTTTTCATCGATTGTGCTTGATGGGTTTCCACCCATTGTCCAACCTGCTTTGTTGTTTGTATCTTTTTGTAATCCAAGGAGACGAACATACTTTACAGGACCTACTCCAGAAGCCAAATAAGCTTGAGCAGCATATGCAGCGTAGTTTGGAGCTCCAGTGTTTCCTTGACGCCAAGGGTCTTCTTGACGAACACCGTCCATCGGGTTACCGAAAATATCAACAAAATCATTCAAGTTGCTGATTCTAACCGGTTTCATAGCAGGGCCAGAACGTGCTCTACCAATTAATAAGATCCCGTCTTGTTCTGGTGTCTGAGGTACCTGTGAACGATCAATTTCTCTTAGTTCAACTGCTGGAGAAACAAAGTCAAATTTTGTAGGCATTAAAAAATCTCCTTAAAATGTATTCTTATTCCTATTAAATAGTTTAATAAATGCCTAAAGTCAAAATTCTCTATATTTACCATTATCGCCCGGAATATTTTCTCCCCAAGGCCTATTGTCATCCGTAATCACGCGTTCTCTAGAGATTCTTACCTCAACAGCGTTTTGTCGTCTTGTTATTTTTGGTCTGTCGCGATTGATTCCAGAGCCAACTAAATAACCAAGAACTTTCAGTGTTACTTTAGCGGTAAACATTCTCTCTTCATTTCCAAGACTACCTAGATTATTGTTGAGTCCATAGTCATCTTGAATAAAAACTTCATATCCATGACCATCATGTTCTATTTTAGTAGTGTTTTTTTGATCCAAAAAGAAAACAGGCACTAAATCATTCATTTGCTGTTGATATTCAGTTCTTATGTTTATCTCAAACATGCAAGTTACATAGATGGGCTTTGGAACAGTTATGGTTTCATAGACTATTTTTGTATTATTTGAGGGCCCTGTCTCATCGCCTTTATTTTTTCTGTTCACATCAGCGTTAGCAAAGTTTCTTGTTTTATCTTGCTTAATAACTCTTGTTATCTCAACAGCACCACCACCATAACCTTTTTCAGATGGCTCACCAGACTGATAAGAGCCTAAAAAAGTCTTGTCTCTCATAACATTTGATCTGGTAATAGTTATCAGAGGAAGCTTGAGTTTTCCGACATCGTCTCTTAGTTCTTTGTCGTTTTTGATCTGATATGGTCTTTCTGTTCCCAGCCAAAGCACAGGAACTTTTGTGTAACCACTATTGGTGTTTACATGTGGATTTAGTCTTTCATCAACAAATTTATAGACAGCAGTGTCTATTGTTTCTAATGTTGAAGGGTCAAATGGTATTATTTCTTCACTCGGCATTGAATAGTCCGTCCCTTGCTCTTATGCATTCTGCTTGAATCTCAAATCTGCTTTCTGGTTGTCCGAAAAGCAACTTTGGTTCGATAAGCTTAACTATTTCATAAAAAACATCACCAAAGCGAACGAAGTCTCCTTCACGAACAAATAGGTGTTGGTCTTCTGTAAGTCTTCTTTTATGAAAGTTTACCTTGATTTTTGTTGCTTTATCAATAGCAAAGTTATCCATGTCGGAAGTCTCAACTCCTTGAAACTCTACCAAAGCATAAACTCTTACTGGATGCAAGAATGTTTTTTCTATTGCTTCTCCATATAAAGGATGGTAATCAGTGTGCTCTATGTCGATTGGAAAATATAAAACCTGTTGACCAACAACGCGTTCTATAATCTCATCATTGATTTGTTTAACGAAATCTTTTTCTTTTTCTCCAAGAAACAAAGGTGGTGGAGGCTGAGTTGGTCTAGTCCATTTTCCCATTTATTTACCCCACGTAGATCTTTAACGGTGCCTTTCCTACAATAGCATCTGCGTTTTCAACCATTGCTCTGTCGGTCTCTGCTAGTTTTGAATAAAGCATTTCATCAAGTTGTTTGTTCAGTTCCTCTCTGAGAGAAGTTTGTTCTGCAGCTGCTTGACTTAATAGGTCTGCTGCATTAAGAGTAACATTATCGCCGGGACTAGGAACAGAG